GACCGGCTCGACCCGGGCGGGCAGCGCCGCGGAGTTCACTTCCTCGCGAGCGAGGCGCGCTTCATGATGGAGAGCGTCCGCGCGCAGGAGCGCGACGTCCGACGGGTCTTCGGAGACGACGCGCTGCTTCCCGCCTATAACCCCGCGGAAGGTGTCCGGGTGTGAGCGTGCTCACCGAGGCGCGCGATCGGCTGCTCTGGCTCCGCGCGGAGTACGGAGAGGACGACATCGACTACGCGACGTTCCGGCCGCTCTACGACCTCGCCGTCGAGCTGACAATCAAGGAGGAGCAACCCGATGATCCGCACAATTAGCGTCGGCCCCGTGCCGATCTTCTTCACGAACGTCAACAAGGCGATGGGGCTCCCGGGGCACTCGCACCACGCGGAGCTCCTCGTCGTCTACGGCTACGAGGAGGGGCATCACGGCTACCCGAGCTTCGAGACGACGAACGACGAGCTCGAGCGGCACGTCCTTGAGCTCACCAGCAAGGTCTTCCGCGACGCGACCAACGAGGTCGTCGTCGAGCGCATCTGGAATCACCTCGTCGAGTACGTCGGGAGCTCGTGGGAAGGCTGGGGCGGCGAGTATTGGCTCCACGCGATCCACCTCGACGTCGTCGGCGTCCACGACGCGATCGGGCACGACGACTCCACGACCCGCTACAGCGTGGCGCTCGACGCGGACGACCTGCGCGTCCTCCTTCCCGAGCGCGTCCCCGTGCAGGGACGCACACGCGCGCCGGCAGCGGTCTGACCCGAGAGAGACGGACGGCGCACTCGCGCGCGCCGCTCGTCCGGTCCTAGAAGTTCGAGCCCGAAACGGTCGCGACCCCGTAGGCGGCGGTCGTCGTCGCGTGGTCGAGCACCTTCGACCCGTCGCGGAGCGTCAGCGTCAGCGGCTCGTGCCCGCCGTCCTGCTTCTGCGCGTCCGCCGCGGTGATCGCGAGGTCCTTGAACCGGATCGTCTTCGTGCCGTGCCCGTCATAGCTCGACCCGCCGGCCGAACCCTGCCACGCGCACGAGCACCTCACCGTCAGCGCGTAGTGATGCTTCTTGGTGATCGCGTCGCCGGCGTCCTTCGCGGCCTTGCCGATGAGTACGGCGCAGCCTGCGACGAGCACGATGACGGCGAGGATGACTCCGAGCGCGATCTTGACAACGAGTTTCATCTTCCGTGCCTCCTTGCGGTTTGGGTTGAGGAGCGAATCTACTCTCCTACGACCGAAGGCGCACTCGCGCGCGCCCTCCGTCGTCTCTCAGCTGGGGCTACTTGCCGAGGAACAGCTCCGCGACCTGCGCGCCAACCTCCGCAGCGACCTCCTCGTTCGAGGGGAGCTGCTTCGCCGCGGCCTTCTTCGGAGCCTTCGCCGCCTTCGGCGTGATCCGCGGCGCGTTGAGGTCGCGGCGCTTCGGGTTGAGCTTGAACGTCGTCTTGCCGTCCTTCTTGACCTTGACGACGAGCCCGTCCGCGCGGCTCGCCTCCTTGTGGAGGTTCATGTAGAACGAGTGCTCGGGGTCCTTCCCGCCGAGCTTCGTGAGGGGCAGGCCCGCCGCGACGAGGTCCTTGCCCGTCATCGCCTTCCGGCTGTTGCCGTCGAACACGCTGAGGATCGCCTCGGCGCTCGTGAGCTTCTTCGCTGCTGACATTCTCGGTGCCTCCTTGCGGTTGAGTTCGTTCTTCACCTCTTCACAATGCCTCCACAGACAACACTCCGAGCACCTGCACCGTAAAGAGTTCGTAACAATGATCCTCAGCGGCGCGCGCTCAGCTCGAGCTCAGGGAGTCTGCCGGCTCGCCGGCCACGTCGCCGGCGCTTGACGGTCGCGCGGCCCGGGCGTACCCTCCCCGTCGAGAGTCATCCCGGCCGGGAGCTCTTGAGTTCGACCCCGTCCCCATGAGGGGACGTTCGTCTCCCGGCAGAGAGGTTCCGCATGGCTCTCACCTCGAAGCAGCGCAAGGCCCTCCCGAGCTCGGCGTTCGCGTACCCGAAGAGTCGGAAGTATCCGGTCCCGACGGCAGCGCAGGCGAAGAAGGCAGGGATCAGCGCGAAGCAGAACCTCAACCTCCACCGCAACGCTCGATCGCGCGCAGCGCAGAAGGGCACCAGCGGAACGAGCGCGAGGATCAAGGCCGTCTCGAACAAGCGGACGGCGAACATCGGCAAGAGCGGCAAGACCCGGCACCGATGAGCGCGCCGGTCAAGCCGAACAAGCGGCCGGTCAGGTTCCCGATTCCGACGCGCACGCAAGCGCGCGCCGCCGGCGTGACCGACCGGCAGTGGGAGCGGATGCGACAGGCGCATCAGCCCCGAACGAAGTGAGGAGGCAAGCGTGTCCGAAGTCCAAGACCCCGCGTCAGAGCCGGAGCCCGATCCGACTCCCGAGCATGACCCGATCCCCGAGCCCGAGCCAGCGGCCGACCCCGAGCCCGAGCCAGTCGACCCCGAGCCCGAGGGCGACCAGGTGATCTGATGCCGCGCTCGGTGACATTCGGGGACGTGGCGCTGGTCGTCATCGCCGTGTTCGTCGTCCTCGCCTACTGGAAGGGCTGGGGCTAGTGCCGCGAGCTCTCACCTCCTGCACCGTTCCGCGCTGCCCCCGAACGGCAGCACCCGGCCGTCGAGGTCGATGCGTCGAGCACTCACGCACTCGCCACGTTCTACGACGCGAGCGGGAACGGCTAATCCGTCAAGCGCGCGGGCGGTGCAGGTGTGGGGGCCCCGCCTCCATTCTCGACCACATCGTCCCGGTCGAGGCTGGTGGCACCGACGACCCGACGAACCTCCGTGTCATCTGCGCGCGGTGCGACCGAGTGAAGCACCCGCGCGTCCCAGCCAGGAGCCGGCCGTCATGAGCGCGGGCCGTTGCCTCGGCAGGATCATCAGCGCGCGCGGTGCCGATCGAGGCAACGATCCGCCCGCCGATCGCAGCGAGGGGTGGGACCCGATACGCGCAGACCACCGCGGAGGGGCGCTTCTCCGTGAAAAAAACCCGCGAGTTTCGCTGGGAGGCAACGCTTGAGCACTCAACCGTTCTGCGCCGAGCTCACGCGCGACGGCCGGCGGTGCAAGAACCGCGCGGCCCCGGGCTCGGACACTTGCGCGCTTCACCAGCACGTCGAGCGGCAGATGCTCCTCACTCCCGAGCTGACGGATCGGTTCTGCGGCTACCTCCGCGCCGGCGCGTACATCGCGACCGCGCTCCGCGCCGTCTCCCTCGCGCGCGGGACGTTCGACGGATGGATGAGCCGCGGACGCTCGACCGCGAAGCAGGACGAGCTCTACCACGACTTCCGATCGCAGGTCCGGCAAGCGCAGGCGACCGGCGAGGTCGTCAACGTCGCGCGGATCGCGCGCGCCGCGGAGAACGACTGGCACGCCGCCGCGTGGCTCCTCGAACGGACGCACCCCGACCGCTACGGCCCGCCGGCGACAAGGCTCCGACTCGACCAGCCGATCCCGGTCGCGGTGGACGAGCCGGCCACCGACGAGTTCGCGGAGTTCGACGAGCTCAAGGCGCGGAGGGACGCGCATGGCTAGTCAGAGCCTCGACTCCTTCGCGCGCTTCTGCCGCCGGCTCCCGCTTGAGCAGGGCGGCTACCTCGAGCTCGAACCGTTCCAGCGCGGGATGCTGGCCGACTACTTCGCCGGGTGCCGCGAGACGCTCGTCATCCTGTCGAAGAAGAACGGCAAGACGACGCTCCTCGCAGCGCTCTCCCTATACCACCTCATCGCGACCGACGACGCAGAGTGCGTCATCGGGGCGACCTCCCGGGAGCAGGCGTCCGTCCTCTACCGGCAGGCCACCGGGTTCGTTGAGCGGAGCGCCGGCCTACGGGAGCGGCTTGCGGTCAAGGACGGCTACCGGGAGATTCGGAGCCGCGTCGACCGCGGGCGCATCCGGGTTCTCGCGGCGGACGCGGACACCGCGGACGGAGTCATTCCGACGCTCGCGCTCGTCGACGAGCTCCACCGCGCGAAGAGCTCCGACCTCTACGGGGTCTTCCGCGACGGGCTCGGCCCCCGCGACGGGCAGATGTTCACGATCACGACGGTCGGCGCGCACGAGAGCAGCCCGCTCGGGCTCATGCGCGCGACCGCGCGGAAGCTCCCCTCCAAGCGGACGGGCAAGCACTTCTACGCGCGCGCGGAGGACGGCAGCTTCGCGATCCACGAGTGGGCGCTCGAACCGGGCGAGGACACGAACGACCTTGAGCTCGTCAAGCTCGTGAACCCGCTGAGCTCCGTGACGATCGAGAAGCTCCGCGAGCGGCGCGACTCACCCTCGACCCTGCCCGCGCAGTGGCTCCGGTTCGCGTGCGGCATCTGGGTCGCAGGCGAGGACTTCTGGATCAAGCCCGAGGATTGGACCGCCGCCGCCGGCCGCGAGGAGCTCGAGCCCGGGGACCGCATCGCGATCGGGTTCGACGGCGCGCGGTTCCACGACGCGACTGCGCTCCTCGGGTGCCGGATCGACGACGGGCTCGTGCAGCTCCTCGGGCTCTGGGAGAAGCCGGAAGGTCACCGCGGCGAGTGGGAGGTGCCCGCCGGCGCGGTCGATGCCGCGATCGCGGAGACGTTCGAGACGTACCGGGTCGAGCGTGGCTACTTCGACCCTCCCCTCTGGCAGTCGGAGATCGACGGGTGGGCTCGGGAGTACGGCGAGGAGACGGTGGTCCGCTTCCCGACGAAGCGGTCACGGATGATGGATGCCGTCGACCGCTTCCGCACGGACGTCGTCTCGGGGCAGCTACGGCACGTCAACGATTCCGACCTCACGCGGCACGTCCTCAACGCGCAGATGCGCGAGGTGCGCGGCGGCTATTGGCTTGAGAAGTCAAGGAAGGGCACCGCGGGGAACATCGACGCCGCGATCGGTGCCGTCCTCGCTTATGAGGCGCGGTGCGACGTCTACGCCGGCGACCAGGCCGGCCGCGGGGAGTTCAGCTTCCTATGAGCTCGATGGAGGTCACGCTGCCGCGCGACGACGAGCGCACCCCGGAGGATTGGCTCGCGTGGCTGACCCCGCTCCTGACCCTGCAAGCGATGGAGGCGCAGCTCTACGAGGCCTACTACAACGGGCAGCACCCGCTCCAATTCGCGACCTCGAAGTTCCGTGAGGCGTTCGGGACGCTCTTCGGCGCGTTCGCGGACAACTGGTGCCAGATCGTCGTCGACGCCGCGGTCGAGCGGCTCCGCATCACCGGATTCCGTGCCGAGGGAGGCGACACGCTCTCGGACGCCGCGTGGTCGATCTGGCAGGAGAACGGGCTCGACGCGGAGAGCGTCATCGCGCACACCGAAGCGGGCAAGAGCGGGCACGCCTTCCTCCTCGTCGACCCGAACGACGGAGAGCCGCTCATCACCGTCGAGCACGCGACGCAGGTCGTCGTCGCGCGCGACCCCGCGAACCGCCGGAACCGGCTCGCCGCGCTCAAGCGATGGAAGGGCGACGACGGATTCGGCTACGCGACGCTCTACCTCCCCGACGTCGTACTCCGGTTCGAGTCGACGGAGCGGCTCGACGCGCCGAGCACGCTCACAGGTGGGTTGCAGTGGACGGGGCGCACGACCGACGCCGCGGAGGTCGCGAACCCGCTCGGAGTCGTGCCCGTCATCCCGCTTGAGAACAAGCCGAGTCTCATCCCGCCGTTCGGGAAGGTCACCATCGCGCACTCCGACCTCGAGCCGGCCGTGCCCCTACAGAACGCGGTCAACAAGCTCTGCACGGACTTGATCGTCGCGTCGGAGTACGGCGCGTTCCCGCAGCGCGTCGTCACCGGGGTCGAGGTTCCGAAAGACCCGGACACCGGCCAGCCGCTTGCCGCCGCCGAGCTCAAGGCCGCGATGAGCCGGCTCTGGACGTTCAAGCCGGCGGACGCGCGCGTAACCGCGCTGCCGGCGACCGACCTCTCGAACTTCGTGACCGCGATCGAGATGTTCGTCACGCACCTCGCCGCGCAGACGCGCACCCCGCCGCACTACCTCCTCGCGAAGCTCGTCAACATGAGCGGCGACGCGCTCAGCGTCGCGGAGGCAGGGCTCGTCTCGAAGTGCAGGGCGAAGACCCTCTCGTTCTCCGACCCGTGGGAGGAAGCGATCGGGCTCGCGCTTCAAGCCGCCGGCGAGGACGCGACCGCCGCGGACGTCGAAGCAATCTGGGCGAACCCGGAGCGCGTCCAGCTCGGCGCGCTCGTCGACGCCGCGGTCAAGAAGAAGACGCTCGGCATCCCGCTCCCGGTCATCTGGCTCGAGCTCGGCTACACGCCGGAGCAGATCGCGGAAATGGTGAAGGAGGAGGAGTCGGCTCAAGAGGCGGCGCTCCAAGCGGCAGCGGCAGCGGAGGCCGCGGTCGCGCGCGAGCAGCTCGCCGGAACGCCGACCGACGTCGCGACCGCTACGCGCGAGGGCGAACCCGCGCCGGCTCCACCGCCGGCCCCGGCAGCGCCGGCGCGTCCCCCGACCGGACCACCACCGACGAGTTGAGGAGGGCATAGATGACTGATTCATCGCCCACCACCGAGCCCGAGGGCCAGGAGCCCGAGGCACCGGAGGGCCAGGAGCCCGCAGCAGGTGACGCCGTGCCGACCGAGGGCCAGGAGCCCGATAGCGGCAAGACGTACACCGAGGCTTACGTCAAGCAGCTACGGCGAGAGAACGCCGGACTCCGGAACCGCGGCAGCGAGCTCGAAGAGAAGCTCACCGAGTTCGAGGACCGCGACAAGTCGGAGATGCAGCGGCTCCAAGAGCGAGCCGCTGAATCGGAGCAGCGTGCGAGCGACTCCGACCTCCGGCTCCTTCGGTACGAGGTCGCCGCCGAACACGGGCTCGACCTCGACGCCGCGAAGTTCCTCACCGGGTCAACCCGGGAGGAGCTCGAGCTCCGCGCTGAGGAGCTCTCGACGCTAATCGCTGACAAGGGCCGACCTTCCGCCGGGAGCTTCGACGGCGGAGCACGGCGTCCCGTCCCCGACGAGCGGTCCCCGGAGGAGGCGCACAACGACCTCATCCTTCGCTCGATCGGGCACACGGCAGGCCGTGGCTGACCTCCATCTGAGAAGGAGTCACCGTGCCCAATCAAATCCCGATCGCTGAGAATCCCCCGATTGCAGGTGGCTATTTACTGCCACCCGAACAGGGAGACATTCTCATCCAGGCGATCCTCATCGAGTCCGGAGCGATCGCGCTCGCCGGCGACAAGCGTGCGACCGGCGCAGTCAAGACGCAGTTCCCGATCTGGCTCGGCCAGCCGACCGCGGGCGCGGTCGGTGAAGGTGCGACCAAGCCCACGACCGGCGCGTCGTTCGGCATTACCTACATCAACGTCAAGAAGTTCGCGTCGATCGTCCTCTTCACGGACGAGATGCTCGAAGACGTCCAGAGCGGTGACCTCAACGTCCTCGTGGACACGGGCATCCGCAACGCGATCAACGACGTCATCGACGCGAACGCGGTCGGCCAGTCGAAGGGGACCGCGATCACGTCCGTGTTCGACTCCGCGCTCTCCGCGACGACAGCGGTCGTCGAGTACGTTCAGACGAAGCCCGATGCCCTGCAGCTCGCAATCTCGCAGGCGATGGGCGTCCTCGAAGGGAACGGCTACGGCGACCCGTCGAACATGGGCGTCCTCCTCGGGTTCGGGTTCGCGCAGGTACTCCGCGACGCGCGCTCGACGCTCGACCCGTCCATGCCGATCTACGGGCCGGGAACGGGCCGGGACCCGCTCTACGGGCTCCCCTCGTTCGTGAGCACCAACCTCACGAACGCGAGCACCGCGCCGGCGGCGACCGACATTCTCGGCTATGTCGTCTACAGGCCGAACCTCCACGTTCGGGTTCGCAAGGACGTCACGCTGACGACCTCGAGCGAGGCGACCGTCAACGACGGCGTGACCGACCGCAAGCTCTTCGCGGAGAACCTCACCGCGATCCGCTACGAAACGCGGCTCGGGTTCATGGTCCACGACATCAACCGGAGCGTGGTCGCGATCAAGAACGCGACCTAGAAGGAGGAACGATGAGCGAAACAGCGACCGAGCTGGAAGCTCCCGACCCGATGCTCTCGAGCGACGCGGCGGACTCGACCTACGCGGCGGCTCCCGCGATCGACCCCGAGCCGAACCCGCCGTCGGGCCCGTCCGTGGTTCAGACGCTCGGGGAACCGGGCGCGAGCGCGAAGGCGTCCTCGAAGAAGGCGAGCTCCCCGTCGAGCTCGTCGAGCTCGTCGAGCTCGAGCTAGGAGGCGGATGCCGCTACCTGACCCGACCCCGGTTCTCACGCACGCGCCCCCGTGGGCCGGGGTCGGGTTACGGTCCGAAATCCTCCTTGGGATCGCGTACCGACCGCCGGCGGACTGGCCCGCGGATTGGTGGCAGCGCAACTACGACCTCCTCTACGAGTACGACGCTCCCGGGACCTTCCCGTGGACGGAGCGGCACTTCCGCATCCCCGACTGGCCCTACCCGGAGGAGCCCACATCATGAGCACACCCGAACCGAAGGCACCTCCCGGTCCGCTCGGGCTGACCGGAGTGGTGGACGCGGTCGACTCGCAGCTCTGGCATTTCACGATCACGAACGTCCAGGGCTCCTACCTGACGTGCTACTGGGGCGACGTCTCCGAGAGCTCGGTGCCGATCCCGACGTCGCCGGCGACCGTTGCGCTGGATCACCGCTACCCGACCGCGGGCACCTACCACGTCACCGCGCACTCCGCGCACGGCAGTCAGAACGACGCGACGCTTAGCGTGACGGTCACCGAGTCGTCCTACGTCCCGCCCGTTCCCGATCCTTCGCTCGGACGTCCGAGCGTCGACGACGTCGCGCTGCTGCTCCGCGCAAGGACGAAGGACTCCTCCGGTAACGAGGTCGGCACGTTCGACGACGAGACGCGCCCGACCGCGGACGCGGTCGAGGAGCACATCACCGCGGCGATGGGGCTCGTCGGCGTCCGCTTCCCCGACCCCGCGAAGATGAGCGAGGAGCAGGCGACCGCGTTCGCCGCGCTCGTCGCGTACCGGGCCGCGTGCCGGATCGAGAAGAGCTATTGGCCCGAGCAGGTGCAGAGCGAACGCTCGCCCTACGCGCTCCTCTGGGCCGAGTACCTCAACGACTTCGACTCGCTCCTTGAGTCGATCGAGGGCGGCACGGGCGGCGGCGAGCTCCCGTCGTATGACTTGGCCGAGGTGCCCGTCGGCTCGTGGACGAGCATCCCCGGCAGCTACATCAACCTTCCGATCGAGCCGGTGGTCTAGGTGCCGCGCTCCGCGATCAAGCTCGACGTCAGCGGCGACGCGAAGGCGGTCAGGAGCCTCCTACGGATCGGGATGCGCGCGGAGAACGTCGAGCCCGTCAGCCGGCCGCTCGAGCGCATCTTCCAGACCGCGGAGGCGCGGCAGTTCGAGAGCGCGGGCGGCGGAACGTGGCAACCGCTCGCGGACTCGACGAAGGAGAAGAAGGCCGTCCTCGGCCAGAACGCCGCAATCCTCCGCGCGACCGACCGGCTCTACCACTCCCTGACGTCACGGAACGCGGACGCGGTCTACACCTTCAAGCCCGGGACGATCGAGCTCGGCACGAAGGTCTATTGGTCGGTCTTTCACCGCGCGGGGACGCCGACGATGCCGGCACGTCCGCCGATCGACCTCCGTCCCGCGGAGGTGTCGCACATGAGCGCCACGATCGGGAAATACATCGCTGAGGGCCGCGTATGAGCTCGCCGTCGATCTTCGGTCGCATCCTTACCGGAGGGCAGGTCGAGGAGGCGTGCCTCGCGGTGCTCAAGCGATGGAGCTCGACGTACATCGCGGAGGTCGAGCGGCAGGTCGGGCTCACCGCCGGCGAGCTCGCGCGCTTCCGCTCGTTCACGATCGCGCCCACCCTCGACAAGTACCCGGAGGACCAGCTACCCGCGCTCCTCGTCATTTCACCCGGCACCGTGCCGCCGCCCGTCCGTAGGAGCGGAGGCGTTCACTCCGTCTCGTGGCTCATCGGGCTCGGGTGCGTCTGCTCCGCGTCGACGGCGCAACTCAGCCGGCGCAACGCGCGCATCTACGTCGCCGCGTGCCGCGCGGCGCTCGCGCAGCGTCAGTCGCTCGACGGGTTCGACTCGGACGGCATCGACTGGCTCGACGAGTCCTACGACGACCTCACCGTCGACGACGCGCGTTCGCTCGGGTGGGGCATCGCCCACTTCTCCGTCGCCGTGGACGACGTCCTCACGACGTTCGCGGGCCCGACGACCCCGGACGAACCGCTCGCCCCGGACACGGACCCGTGGCCGGATGACCCGACCGCCGAGCTCGTTGAGGTCGAGCTCGTCAAAGAGCTCGCCGGCGTCGCCGGCCGAGAGGAGGAGGAATGAACCGCCCCGGAGTTGACGTGGTCACGCTGACGCAGCCGACACCGGCCGTCGTCCCGACCGACACATCGGTCTTGTTCGTCGCCGGCGTCACCACAACGCAACCGACCCCGGTCGTCCAGCAGGTCCGGTCGATGGACGACTACACCGCCACGTTCGGAGCCCGGTCGGGCCCGTCCGCGGCGGTCTACGACGCGCTCGACGCCTACTTCCACGAGGGCGGCTCCGTCGCGTATGTGAGCGCGATGAAGAGCACGAACGTCGCGCTCGCGGACTACCAGGCGGCGCTGGCCGCGCTCGACAAGGGCCTGGGGCCCGGGCAGCTCCTCGTCCCGGCCGTGCCCGTCGTCGCGGCGAACATTCAGAGCGCGGCGCTCGCTCACTGCGCCGCGTGCAACCGCGTCGCGCTGTTCAGCGTCGACCCGAACAAGGACAAGGCGGGTCTGCTCGCTGCCGCGTCCGCGCTGACCTCGGACGTGAACGCGAGCTACGGGGCGCTCTTCGCGCCGACCGTCGAGGTGCCCGGAGTCACCGCGGGCACGACGCGGCAGATCGGGTTCGCGCCGATCGAGGCGGGGATCATCGCCCGGAACGATCAGACGATGAATCAGGACGTCGCCGCCGCGGGCGACAACGGGGCGAGCCTCTTCGCGCTCGCGATCGACCCGCCGCCCGCGCCGCTCTCCGACCAGGACTACACCGACCTCAACGCCGGCGGGGTCAACATGGTCCGCAACCGCTACGGCTCGATCGAGTGCTACGGCTACCGCTCGCTCGTTCCCCTCGACCCGCAGTGGTCGCAGTTCGGCTACGCGCGGCTCCGCATGGCGATCACCGCGGACGCGAATCAGATCGGGGAGGCATACGTCTTCTCGCAGATCGACGGGCGAGGCAAGACCATCTCGCGGTTCGCGGGCGAGCTTCGCGCGATGCTTGCGGGCTACTACCAGGCGGGCGCGCTCTACGGCGATACCGCGGAGGAGGCGTTCCAGGTGAAGGTCGCGCCTCCGATCAACACGGACGCGACGATCGCGAACGGCGAGCTCCACGCTCAGCTACAGGTCCGCATGAGCCCGTTCGCGGAGTACGTCCTCATCCAGATCGTCAAGGTCGCGATCACGCAGGCGCTCGTCGCCGCGTAAGGGAGGAGCGATGAAGGGACAACGGCAAGACGAGTTCGACGTCACCGTGAAGGTCGACGGGGTCGACCTCGGGACGTGGTCGAAGTGTGAGGGCGGCGAGGTGGACTCCGACGAGCTCACCTATGCCCCGGGAGCGATGGGCGACAAGGTGTCACTCGGAGGTCCGCAGACCGTCGGCGCGGTCACCGTCACCGCGCTCTACGACCTCGACCGCTTCCAGTCGGTCATTCACTGGCTCATGAGCCGGTCGGGAAAGGGCTTGGCGGTCATCAACAAGCAGCCGCTCGACGTCGACGGGAACGCGACCGGTCGCGCGCTCGTCTACAGCGGCATCCTCAAGACCGTCACGCCGCCGATCCACGACGCGAACACGACCGCCGCCGCGGAAATCGTGCTCGCGGTCACGCCGATCGGAACGGTCGCATGAGCGTCGACGAGGGGCTCCGCTCCGTGCCCGAACCGGAAGTCGAGCTCGAGCTGGACCCACCGGCGACGGACCCGGTCGCCGTCCTTGCGGCAGTCCGCGCAGAGTGGGAGAAGGAGTCCGAGGAGCGCACGCTCGACCTCGAGCTCCCGGGCTCGCGCGGCACGTTCGTCCTCCGATGCGGGCCGATCCGCGGGACGGTGCTCTCGAAGCTCCGGCAGCGGCTCGAAGCCTCCCGGTCACCGGAGAAGGACACGAACCTCAACGCGGACGTCCTCATCGCCGCGTGCAGAGGCGTCTACGGGCGGACGACGCAAGAGGGCGAGCTCGTTCTCCTGGAAGACGAAGAGGGGCCGCTGCTTCGGATCGACGACCGGCTCGGCCGCGCGCTCGGGATGAACGGCGCGACGACCGCGCGGCTCGTCGTGACCGGCCTGTTCCGTCACGCGAACGTCCCCGACCTCGCGATCGCACGGTCGGCCGCGACCTACATGGAGTGGGCGTCGGGAGCGGACGCCGACGTCGGAGAGGAGTTGCTGGGGGAATCGTGACCTGGCCGGACGTGCGGACCGCGGGCCTGCTCGCCGCCTGCGGTCTACCGGCCTGGGAGTACCTGACGACGAGCGACACCGAGAAGCGGCTCCTGCTCGCCGGCGTCGCTCGGGCAACCGTGGAGGTGAGGGAGACGTTCGACCGGAACCTAGCGAGCTACGTCATCGAGGCACTCGCGAGGGCGACTCGACGTGGCTAGGGATCAAGTCACCGTCGCGCTCCTCCTCGAAGGGCTCCGGCAGTTCGTCTCGGGGACGCACGAAGCCGCGGCGGGCGTCGCCGGCGTCGGCAAGGCGACCGAGAAGAGCGGCAAGCAGGCAGGGATCGGCTGGAAGAGCGTCGCGAAATGGGCGGGCGGCGCGGCGGCGATTTACGGCGCTGCCCGGTTCGTGAAGGGAGCGGTCGATCAGACGGAGCAGCTCGCGAAGGCGACCTACGGGTTGCAGAAGCAGACCGGGATCGACGCGCAGACCGGCTCCGCGTGGATCAACGTCCTCAAGGAGCGCGGAATCTCAAGCGACACCTTCCGCACGTCGCTCGTGAAGCTCGCGCGAACGATGTATTCCGCGGAGCACGGGTCGAAGAGCGCGATCCAGACGTTCAAGGACCTCGGCGTCTCGCAGAAGCTCGTCGCGTCTGGCGACGTCGAGAAGGTGCTCGAAGCGAGCGCGAACGGGCTCTCGAAGATGCGGGACAAGTCAATGGCCGCGGCGGACGCGCAAGGCATCCTCGGCCGCTCCGGGGTCAAGCTCATCCCGCTCCTCTCCGCCGGCGCGAAGGGGATACGGGAGCAGCTCAACACGCAGATCAAGTACCACAACGTTCTCAGCGGGAAGTCGCTCAAGGACACGCAGAAGACGATCACCCAGCAGCGCCAGATGCAGGCGGCTTACGCCGGCGTCAAGCTCCAACTCGGGACCGCGCTCATGCCGGTCATGGTCGCTGTCCTCGGGATCATCCTCAAGATCGTGAACGCGATGGAGCCGCTCCTCAAAAACTCGAAGCTCCTGACCGCGGTCATCATCGCGCTCACCGCCGCGTTCGTCGCCTACAAAATCGTGATGATCGTCGCCACGATCGCGCAACTCGAGTTCGACGCGGCGATCTTCCCGATCATCGGAATCATCATCGGGGTCATCGCGGTCATCGCGGCTCTCGCGTTCGGCATCTACGAGCTCGTCAAGCACTGGGGCTGGTTCAAGGAGAAGCTCCTCGACGTCTGGAACTGGATCAAGAAGAACTGGCCGCTCCTCCTCGGGATCATCACCGGCCCGATCGGGCTCGCGGTCGTCCTCATCATCAAGAACTGGAAGAAGATCAAGGACGCGCTCCTCGGCTTCGCGGACACGATCAAGCAGGCGTTCGTTTCCCTCTGGAATTGGATCAAGGGCCTGCCCGGGAAGATCGGGAACGTCGCGACCAGCCTCATGCACAAAATCCCGGGCTACGGGCTCGCCACGGGCGCGCTCAACGCGACCGGGCTGGGCGGGGTCGCGCACGCGCTCAACCCGTTCGGCGCGACCGGAGGAACCGTCACGCAGGGCGGGACGATCATGGTCGGGGAGAAGGGGCCCGAGCTCGTCACCCTGCCGGCCGGGAGCCTCATCACTCCGAATCACCTCCTCGCCGGCGCGAGCGGGTTCACGGTCAGCGTCCCCGTCTACCTCGACCGCAGGCAGATCGCGCACGCGGTCGGGCAGGTCACCGCGGACGGATTGGCGCGCCGATGAGACGCCGGGACGCGCTCAGCGGCCCGCCGCCGACCGGATGGGTGCAGATCGTCTCGACGGACCCCGACGTGACCGTCCTCGCGCGGCTCTCCGGGGACCGCCCAAACGTGACCGGGTTCGGAGGATGGGCGCAGATCGCCCGCCCGCGCCGACCACCGATGACGACGTTTCAGGCGTCGCCCGGGCTCGTCCTCACGCTCCCGATCCTCTTCGACGGGTTCCGCGACGAGGAGTCCGTCGAGCCGAAGATCGCGGACCTCGTGAAGCTCGGGAGCCCGAGCGCGTCCGACGCGCAGCCGCCGATCGTCACCGTCGACGCGCGAGGAGGAGCGGTGCCGTACCAGGGCCGTCAGTGGGTCGTCTCCGACCTCGCCTTCGGGGACGCGGTGATGGACAAGAACGGCAACCGCACCCGGCAGCAGGTCACGGTGACCCTCATGGAGTACGTCCCGGTCGTCTACCTCACGCAGAAGTCGGCGGCAGCGCGGCAGCGGCACAAGCACAACGCCGCGAAGAGCAACCCGGGCGCACGGAACAAGCGGATCAAGGCCAAGCGCGCGCGGAAGGGTGTCGCGCACTCGCTCTCCCTCCTCACAGCCGGCGCGGTCCCGACCGCCGGCGACGGCGAAGACCTCCTCACGATCGCAGCACGCGAGCTCGGGGACGCGGATCGGTGGACCGAGATCGCCGAGCTCAACGGGATTCGTGACCCGCGCTCGATCACGACCGGGCAGGTGATTCGGCTCCCGTGAGCGTCGCGCTTGCACCCGAGCTCAACCTCGACGTCGGACGGCTCGTCCTCAACGTCAACCGGAAGACGCTCCGCGACCTTCACACGCGCGTCGACTCGGCGATCACGGACGGGTCGCTCAACCGGACGATGGACGGCGCTTCGACGCTGACGCTGACCCTCCACGACCCGAACCGCGTCCTGCTCAAGTCGGGCGCGTTCTCCTACCGAGCCGACCTCACGCTCGACGGCTACGGGTTCCGGCTCGTCCAGGTCCGCAAGAGCGGCGACGAGCTCGAGCTCACCTTCGAGGACTTGCCCGTCGCGCTCCTCCGCGAGAAGACCGGCGCGCGGCACGCAAACCGCGCGCACGTCACCCGAGCGGAGTTCGCACTCTCCCTCGTCCGCGAGCTCCACCCCTCCCCGCCGTTCATCTGCCCGCAGCTTCACCAACTGCAGCCCGTCGCGGGGAAGCAGGACTCGCGCGCGCTCAAGAAGGCGCTCCCGTATCAGTACCGGCGCGGCGGACAGAACGGGCTCCTCGAATCGAGTTGGGAGTGCCTACAGCGGCTCGCGCAGGAGGTGAATTGGCGCTGCTTCGTCAATCAAGGCGCGGTCTACTTCATCAGCGAGCCCGACCTCCTCGACCGCGGCTCCGTGACAGTCGTCCGCGAGAGCGACCCGTCCGTCCTCGGGTTCGACTTCGACGTCGACCAGGGGAAGGCGCAGAACGAGGCGACGCTCACCGCGATCGCCGCGCGATGGTCGCACGACCCCGGCAGCGTCGTGACGGTCGACGAGCTCGGCCCCGCGGACGGCGACTGGCTCGTCCATCAGATCGGCCGGCCGTTGT